TTGTCGTCTTTGACTTCTTCAGCTTGCGTAATTGCAAATATGACGGTGTCTGTACTACCTGCAACCCTATTGAGTAATTGACTTGTAGCTGTTGCCGCCCCTCCTGTAGTTTTATCTCTGTTGTACTCGTAATCAAGGAGATAGAACGGGTCAACAACAACAATGTCAGCTTTCGTTTTGAGTATATCCGACTCCAGAGCCTTAACTGATCTATCATGAAAGTCTCTGTCTGTCTTGCCACGGATAGTGATACTTCCCGAGATATACTCATTAAGGTTTCCGAGAAAGTTTCTGAATTCTTCTTCATCGTTTTCAGATAGTTTACCTCTGATAAGGTCGTTACTTTGAAACCCTGCAATGTATTCAGCTCCTCCAATGTTTTGCTTTTTAAGTTTTGCATTTCCTGAGATAAATGAATACGCTCTAGAGATTACCTCGAAAGTTGACATCTCCATAGACCAAATCAATACGTTTGCTCCGTTGAATTGTGCTTGATAGCATGCTTCATCTAAAGTAACTGCTGATTTACCTCTACCGGAACGACCGTACCATGTGTACATATTACCTGTGATCCAATTCCCAATAGCATCTCTCATGGATTTATGCTTAGGAGCAAAGCTTCGGAAGCTCTTACCTGCCTTACGAGTGTCATACTCTTCTAGATACTTAGAAAAGTCGGTCGCAAGATTTGTACCTACATGTTGACGAGGAGCAGTAACTTTATTGATTGAATCAATTCCTTCTAAGAGAGAGCTTGTCCATTCGTCTACATCTCCTTTTCCCCAATTGTCAACATGTTTATTCATGAAAGTTTCAATCTCACGAGATTTTCTTTTTCTTTTTGCTGTATTGATAAGATACTCTAAAGAGTCCTGGACGTCTTCACGGTAGTTGAATCCCGGTACTTCACCCATAAGAGTTCGCCAATCCGGATTCTCTCCGTATCTGTCTATGTATCTAAGTAGGAAACTATATGCTTCCTTCTCCGTATCTGTTTGGAAATCTTCTAGATCAAGACCTAGCTTTTTAGCCTCAATGTCACTATTCTTATTGTCAAGCATTTTAGATAAAATCATTTCCCCACTGAATAAACTCATGTGTTAATCCTCCTAGTTTGTTACTTATACATTTAAGTTATTTCTGCTTTTCCGTCAAGATTCATCTCTTTCGTTTTTTAAGATGACACCACGTTTGCTTTCCCCTAAGAATTTATACTCTCCAGTGTATCTTCTGATTCTATCGTACAAGCGTTGGTCATATATGTCAAGCATTTCCTTCATAGGTAAGTTTGAAGTGTAAATACTTGTAAGGTTCTCCCCTGTACGGTGGTTCACTAAGTTGTGTATATCTGTTCGGAATGCATCTGAAGCATCTCGAATTGCCATCTCATCGAAGACAACAAACCTAGACTTTTTAGCTTTCGAGATACGTCGATAATACTCACGAGAAGCATCTTCAGCAATCTCACGAGGTGTATTACCTCTATTTGCTTTCAAGTATAAATCCTGCAAAGCAGGCATGTCCAAGAAAAATATAGGATCAACAAATGAGCCGGGTTCTTCTTTGAGTACACTTCGGAGATAAGAATACATTAAGAATTCATTGAGAAGCATCGAAGCGGTTTCCGTCTTTCCAGTACCCGTCTCTTTAGAGTAAAAGAATAAATCTTTCAAGCGTTCCTCTGTAGTGTTTCTTACAGAGTTGAAAGCTTTCTTAAAAGTTGTCATGTATCTTCCGAGGTCTTTATAAATGTCAGCTTGGTCTTTGCGACACCTAGCAGTCTCATATGTAGTTTGTCTATACTCCGAAGGCAGTAAGGCATCCCCTTGCTTTCCTCCACGGTTATTGAGTCCGTGAAGGATTATAAAAGCAGGACACGGAGAGTTGCACGTTTTAGCTTTATCACATGAGTTTCTTAAATTACATTCTTTCATTATTAAGTTCCTCCTCAATTTCTCTTATATACTTTTCTATAGAAGTCACAAGCCGTTTAGCATCTGCAAGCTGTTGTCTACTTTCCATCAATTCCAATCGTAGTTCTGTCTCTCGAGACATCCTTGACGATTCTACACGTTCTGGCTTTGTAGCTATTTTAATTTCAAAAGTGAAATCACTCATACGTTTCTCCTCCTAAGTTTTATTACTTACAAGTATCTTACCATAAAAGTTTAAAACATATCAGCCATACTTTCAAATTTTACATTCTTCTGAGCTTCTAACTCTTTAGCTCTTTCCTCTGCTTGTTGAATCTTCCAAATAATCTGCGGCAGCTCACGTTCTCTCATGTAAGAATACATAAAGTTGAATGTCGGATAAGGGTATTGCTTATTACCTTTGTAGGATTTCATTGAGGCATAGATGAAATCTTTCAAGGCTACTCTGCCGTATTGCTTGATGAATTGACTTATAAGTGCATTCTCTTGACGGATATTGTTGCATACATACTCACATTTGAATTTTGCTTTCGCGCAATCTGTTAAGTACGCTCTCGCTGTTGTGCTGTTCCATCTTGAAATTGGACATGCCCTCCAGTCTTTACGGATAGCCGTCTTCTGCTTAGTGTTTAGTTCCTTGAAAAGAAATTCTTTTTCTTCCTCTTCAGCCGCTCTCATATCAATCACGTAGTGTCCATCCATCCCTTTTAAGATATCTTCATGTATCATATTTATTCCTCCTATTGTATCCTTACGGATACTTAAATATATAAAGTACTTAAAACCTTTGTGAGTATCTTTAGATACTCACGTGATACTCTAAAGAGTATCACAATATCTTTTATGTTTTAATCTTTTATGTTTAAGTTCTTTTCTAATTGTACTAATACCTTAACATGCAATCTATTAAAAAGTCAACAATCTATTAAAAATAATTTATTTTGCTAGAAAAAGTGCCATCCTCTTGAGTTAACGGTAAACTACTAGTGTAAGGCAATCTACTAACAATACTGAAAGGGTTGATTATTGATGACAGTACTAAAAGGATTTGATTTCAGCAATCCAGAATCTCTTAAGAAAGCAGAAGAGAACAACGAAGAGGAAGTACATTTTTTGCGATATCTAAAACGTGGTGAAGAACTAACTGTAGGGTTATTGAGACCTACTGAGTATGCCGCTGTTGAGGTATATGATGTTTATCCACTTACGGGAACGGTTGGAGTTCCTCAAGAGAATGACCTATTCCCCGAAGCTATGAAGGAAATGTTCAGATTAGCTGATGAGTTAAAAGAAGAATGTGGAGCTGAAGAAGCTCGAAAGAATATGACTCCAGAGCAATATAAAGACTTCAAAGAAACTGAAGGTGCTAAATGGATAGCTAAATTGAAAGAAGCTTACCGCTTTAAAGCTCAAACACGATTCTTATTCGGCTTCTACGACTTCAAGACAGGCGAACCTTTCGTGATGCAAACTACTCAGAAACAAGCAGAGGGAATCTTCAAGAAAATCTCAAATGCTTGGACTTCAGTCAATGCAGGTACTCCTTGTCAAGCTGAAATGTTTGGATACACTCTTTCTAAAGGTACTGGGGGTTTCTCCGTAGATGTAGACACCAACACGATGCTGGCAATTATGTCTCCAGAGGATCAAGAAAAGCATAAAGAGTACCGCAAACAAGAGATTACGGCTGAAGAGTTTTCTGAAGCGCATCACACTTTATCGTTAGAAGCTCAAAAGGAAGTAATCAAAAAGTTTGC